GCGAGAGCTTAGGTACTGAGGCCTTCCGGAGGGTTTAAGTAGCTCTAGACATTCTTAAGTATACAAACATTACAAGTAGCCTAAGTGGCCTAAGTTATGAACACAATAAGTGAAATAATTACATTTGTATCTAAACAGGATGACATAACGCAGGATTCTGTTATCCTCCGCTGGCACTTAAAGTTAGTAACAATTTAAGACAACTTAAGGAAACTAAGTTATGTTAACACTTGACACAACCATATGGGTTCTGGTATTCTCAGGCCTATTACTAACAATGTTACCTTGGAGGTCCTAAGATGACTAAGACAACTTACGCAGTACAATGGTTAGACGAGGAAGAAAACCGATGGCGTACAGCTAACGGTACTGAGTCCCACACACTAACTCAAGGCATCTCTGATCTTGAGTTGCACAGGTCCTATTACCCATCTATAGTTGCACGTTTGGTGGAAATTGAGACCACAACCACGGTACAAAAGATACACCTAACAGCCCCTGAGGCCACCTAAGGAGGATAAAGTGTACAGTTTTATAACCTGTTTAATAATGATAGCAATATCTCCGGTATTATTACCAGTGTTAATAATCGTGGGTTTGCTGTATGATCCTACAGACACGATGCCTATGCCTAACAGCGAAGGTGAATATAAAGACACAACTAAGGATGACTAAAGATGAAATGTAAAGCGTGTGACGTATTATTGGAAGATTACGAGACGGTTAAAAAAGATGCCTCAGGTGATTACTTCGACCTCTGCTCCTATTGTCTCAATGTATCCATAGGCACCCTAGAGGATGATTGTGGTAATATTACCGATGAAATACCCTATGACGAAAACAAAATCTATGATATACTAACTTAAGTAATACTAAGGACACCTAAGAATCCAAAGGATTCTAAGTATCCTAAGGATTCTATGTTTAACTAATTTATTATATAACTAAGGTTACTACTTAAGTAACCTAAGGAGCCTAAGTTGTGAACATATTCTACCTAAGCAGAAGCCCCGTAGAAGCTGCTAAGATGCAATGTGATAAACATGTGGTTAAAATGATACTAGAGACTGCGCAGCTCCTCAGTACTGCCCATGCAGAGCTAGACGGGGCCTCGGTAGCCTATAAGCCCACCCATAAGAACCACCCTAGTGCTGTATGGGTTAGGTCATCATCGGATCACTACAGGTGGACTGTGGCACACCTAGAAGCCCTTGGGAGCGAGTATGAGCGACGTTACCAAAAGGTACATAAGACTATAAGGGAGCACTTAGAAGCTCTCAGGGAGCCACCTAAGGCCTCTCAGGACCTAGGATTCACTGACCCACCTCAGTGTATGCCAGATGAGTGTAAAAATGTTGACGCAACGATTGCTTACATGGTATACTATAACCATAAAGCGGATGACTGGGAGTCTCGCGGTATGCCGATGAAATGGTATGGGCGCGAAGCATCGTAATACAACTTAGGAGAACTAAAGATGGACTATTTAGCAAAGGTTACTATTGAGGGTGTCTTGTATGAGGCGCACGTGGACGTCAGAGAGTATGACGGAGAGCTTGAGGCAGACTTGAGTACGTCTCTAGTTTACATAGACGACAAAGTACACACTTCTACAGACGTGTCTGATGTAGTAATTGACGAGCTACTAGACGAAGCTGCTGACATGTACCGCATGGATGACGGAGCAGACGCAGCGTATGACGCAATGAGGGACGCATGATGAGCTACTGGGTGGTAATGTTTGACCGAGACGGTGGTGAGCTAGATCCCGAGGGGCCTTTTGACTGCCAGAGTGACGCTAATAGCCATGGTGAGTTTATGTTGGACTGGCGTTGGGTTACCTACGAAATACAAATGGAGGATGATGTATGACGGATGATATGTTAGCCGCTGTTACTACAGCCGTGAGCCTAAAACGTGGCGCTTACACATGGGCTGAGGCTCTGGACGTTATAGTGCTTTTAGACCATAATGTCTTATATTATGAACAAATAACTATCTTATAGATCAATATATAAGACATATTATGAAGACTCAAGCAACCAGTACGCTGCTATACAGCACAACCTTGACGAATTCCAAGAAGAAGACTTGGACTCTATCGCACGTAACCAGTACCGTAGACTTGAGGAGCAAACGAAATGAAGACATATTATATCGTAGAGCATAGGAAAGATAATAACCCTTGGATGATTGACGACGAGTTTAGCAGTTTAGGTGAGGCCATAGACTTTGCCACTGGGGAGGCCCTATGCCATGGTGACCTTGCGCATCGTATAGTACGCAGGTATACTCAGGAAGTATTGATAATCCCACCTTTAGAGGATCACTTATGAATCAACTAGAGACATACCATAAGCTACGAGAGATACAAAGTAAGCTCTACCACCTTAGGGGCCTCAACACCATGGGAACTAAGGATGACCCAGTATCACACGCTGTCAGTTTAGCCTATGATAACGCGTACGGCATGGTTGACAAGTTAGCTAATAGGTTGTACCGTGATGGTATAACACAAGGGGAGCCAGAGGAGTGACAGACTTTGAAATAGCAGTATCTACAGTATGTTTCTTAATATTCCTAGGAGTTCTAACGTACATATCTAATGAAGACAAAGATTAATTTAATGGTAATTTTACCAAAGGAGGTGGACAAGGGGAGAAACTGTGGTATAATATTAGTATAGACTACAAAGTCTAAACCACCACCATAGGACCCTATGGATGGTAAATCAAAGTAGATGAGGAAAGTCAGCATGGCACAAGTAATCGAAGGTATCGTTAACTTCTCTAATTTAACCCAACATGACGTGTATATGGGTCAAACGACTGGTAAATACACCATGACGATCACAATGGCAGAGGATGACGCAGAATCCCTAGCATCCCGAGGCGTTAAGATCAAGGACTATGAGGGCGCAAAGCAACGTAAGTTTTCCTCTAAGTTTGATGTTAAAGTAATGGACGCTGAAGGTAATCCGTTTAACGGTGAAGTACCGTATAACTCTAAGGTACGCCTTAAGTACAAGGTAGGCCCAGCGCATCCCGTGCACGGCTTAAGCACCTATCTAGAGGCCGTGAAGGTTCTAGAGGTTGCTGAGATGGACTCAGAGGACGACAATGGGGACTTCTAAGTTCCTTCACCACGGGAGTTGCCCCTCCTGTGGTTCTAGTGATGCCCTCGCCGTCTATGATGACGGTGGGGAGCATTGCTTCTCATGTGGCTACCACACCAACGGTTCAACTGGAGATACACAAGTGACTGAAGTAGCACCAAAAGCAGTAGCCTCAGTTAAAATGGATGGTGTAGTAGCCGCCATAGGTAACCGTAAGCTATCTAAGGAGACCAGTCAACGATACCAAGTGACGGTTACTTACGATGCTAACGGGGCCATTGAGAAGCATTACTACCCTTACTATAACTCTGAAACGGGTGAACTGGTGGCGTCAAAGGTACGCACTGTGTCCCCAAAGGAGTTCTACGCTACTGGTAGCATTAAGGGTACAGGCTTGTTCGGGCAGCAGGCGTGTCGTGGGCGTGGTAAGTTTATCACGATCACTGAAGGTGAGCTAGACGCCATGAGCGTCTCTGAGATGTTTGACAACAAGTATGATGTAGTGAGCCTTAAGTCTGCCAGTAACGCTGAGGGGGACGTTAAGGAGGCCCTAGAGTGGCTTGAGGGTTACGATCAGGTTGTCCTATGCTTAGACCAAGATAAGGCCGGTAAAGCAGCCCTAGAGAAGGTTAAGGACCTCTTTAGTCCTAATAAGCTTAAGGTGTGTGAGCTTCCTATGAAGGATGCCTCAGATATGCTACAGGCTAACCAGATACGTGAGTTCATACGTTGCTGGTGGGACGCTAAGGTCTACAGACCCGATGGGATTGTCTCAGGTCAGGACACATGGGAGGCGTTGGTAAACAAGAGGAACGTTAAGAGTGTCCCGTATCCTTGGGAGGGATTAAATGACATTACGAGAGGACACAGAGCGTACGAGCTTGTCACTATCACCAGCGGCTCTGGCATGGGAAAGTCTCAGTTCATACGAGAGCTTGAGTATGATCTCTTACGAAGAACTGAATCCAACATTGGTGTACTTGCACTCGAAGAAGATGTCGCACGTACATCGTTGGGAATCATGTCGGTGGCAGCGAACAGGCCACTACACTTGGAAGAAGACACACCTATTGATGAGCTTAGACCGTTCTGGGAAGCAACGATGGGTACAGGACGCTACTATCTATTTGACCACTGGGGGTCAACGTCAGCCGATAATCTACTCTCGCGAGTCAGGTATATGGCGAAGGCCTTGGATTGCCGATACGTCATCCTCGACCACCTATCCATCGTTGTTTCTTCTCAGGAGAACGGAGATGAACGGAAGGCCATTGATGAGATAATGACCCGCCTAAGATCCTTGGTGGCTGAGACTGGGATAACCCTGTTCCTAGTGTCACACCTCCGTAGGACCTCAGGTACAGCCCACGAGGACGGTGGTAAGATTAGCCTACAGGACCTCAGGGGCAGTCAGAGTATCGCCCAGTTGTCCGATATGGTCATAGGGATGGAGAGAGACCAACAAAACGAGGACCCTGAGATACGTAATACTACCAGCGTTAGAGTACTGAAGAACCGCTATAGTGGGCAGACGGGTCCCGCGTGTTGGCTACAGTATGACCTAGACACCGGACGTATGGCAGAGGTTCCTAAGCCTACAGCAGGAGACGCAGAGGTAGAGTTTTGAGCAACTATGTCTACATGGACATTGAGACCGATGGGTTAGACCCTAGTGTTATCTGGGTAGCCTGTTGTAGACACAACGGAGTTACGGAGGTCATCTGTAATGAAGAAGATTTTAAGGCGTATGTATCATCTAAAGGTGATGCTTCTTACGTATTCCACAATGGAATTGGCTTCGATGTTCGTGTGGTGGATACTCTTTGGCACACTACTCTTAGGCGGTCTAGGATCATTGACACCTTGGTTCTCTCAAGGTTAGCAGACCCTAGTAAGTCTGGTGGACACTCCCTAAGGAACTGGGGTAACACCTTAGGTTTCCCTAAAGGCGACCATAGTGACTGGAGTCAACTCTCGGAGGAGATGATTACCTACTGTATGCAGGACGTAGAGGTAACTCAGGCTGTACACGAGAGGCTACTTAAGGATCTAGAGGGGTTCTCTCAGGAGTCTCAGGACCTAGAACATCAGGTCGCATGGTGCACTATGGAGCAGGAGCGTAATGGGTGGCTCGTGGACCAGAGGAAGTGCTATGACCTCTTAGGGATCTTTAAGGAGCGTATGAATGTCATACAGGATGAACTACAAGAGACTTTCCCCCCTATCGTTGAGCAGAGGATCTCAGAGAAGACGGGGAAGCAACTCAAGGATAAGGTCACGGTATTCAACGTTGGCTCTAGAGACCAAATTGCTACCCGACTTGCTACTAAGGGTGCAGTGTGGAAGGAAGTCACTCCGACGGGAAAGCCTATGGTTGACGAGAGAACCCTCAAGGAGAACTCACATGTACCCGAGGCGGCACAAGTTCTGGAGTACCTTCTACTCCAAAAGAGGTACGCCCAAGTTAAGAGTTGGCTAGAGCACACACAGGAGGACGGCAGGGTACACGGTAGGGTCATAAGTAACGGTGCTATCACTGGACGCATGACACACCAGAACCCTAACATGGCTCAGGTACCCTCTAGTAACTCTGTGTACGGTGAGGAGTGTAGGAGTTGTTGGACAGTTCCAGAGGGTAAATCCTTGGTTGGCTTCGACGCCTCTGGTCTTGAGTTACGTATGTTAGCACACTACATGGATGATGAGGAGTTCACCAATGTCCTACTTAAAGAAGATATTCACACCAGAAATCAAATGGCAGCAGGGCTTGACACGAGACCTCAAGCAAAGACTTTTATCTATGCCTTCCTTTACGGGGCAGGAGACGCCAAAATCGGAAGCATCGTCGGAGGATCTTCAGGAGACGGTAGAAAACTTAAGCAAAGGTTTCTACGAAATACACCTTCTCTTGAAAGTCTACGAGAACGAGTTGGAAACGCTGCTCAACGTGGTCATCTCAGAGGACTCGACGGCAGAAAGCTTTGGGTTAGGTCAGAACACGCAGCACTGAATACACTTTTACAGGCCGCTGGAGCCATAGTTATGAAGAAGGCCTTAGTAATCTTAGATGACTATGCCCAGCAATGGAACCTTAATTATAAGTTTGTGGGGAACATACATGACGAAGTACAAACGGAGGTTGAAACCAAAGACGCCCAAAAGTTCGGCTGGCTGGCTGTGGAATGCCTCAAAGCAGCAGGAATCCACTACAGCCTCAGGTGTCCCCTCGACGGAGAGTACAAGGTCGGACAGACGTGGGAGGAAACACACTGATGGATCAACTGTGCTTTTTTGAACATGAGGATCTAGGCGCAGGCCACGGAAAGGCGTGTTCAAAGTGTGACCAGTATCTACCACTGGACGCTTACAACATGGCCTCAGGCGGTAACTACCTCAGGGCTGAGTGCCGCAAATGTAACAACGAGATGCAAAAGGTTCGTAAACAGCTTAGGGAGAAACACGGTATGCCGGAGGAGGGCTATCACTGCCCTATCTGCAAGGGATCAGAGGAGGACGTAAAAGGCAAAGGAAACACTAAGAACGGAAGCTGGGTACTAGACCACGATCACGAACAAGAAACTTTTAGGGGCTGGCTATGCCATAAATGTAATAGGGCGCTAGGCGGGTTCAACGATGATACAGAAGTACTGAATGCCGCTATTAATTACTTAAATAGGAACCATGGAGAACTATAAATGAAGACAGTCGATACATTAGTGGACGATATATACGCCCTAATGGTCTCCAAAGAGGTGCCCGATGGTGTCTCCCTAGAGGCTGAGATAGACAGGTTTGGGGTCCACTGTAAGGACCTCATGCGAACCCTGTTTACCAGAGAGCGTGATGACCGTAAGTTACGCATGTCTAACATAGGACGCCCTGACAGGTTCCTCTGGAACGCCGTGAATAATCCACAGGAGGAAGAGGAGTTCACAGGTAACACCTACGTTAAGTTTATGTATGGACACCTAATCGAAGAGATGCTGATATTTCTCACTAGACTCTCAGGCCATGAGGTGACAGATGAGCAAAAGAAGTGTGAGGTCGCAGGTATCAAAGGCTCTATGGACTGCAAGATTGATGGTATTGTCACAGACGTTAAGAGTACTTCCTCTTTTGCCTTTAAGAAGTTCAAGAATGGAAACCTTGCTTACGATGATCCTTTTGGATATGTGGCTCAAATCAAAGGATACGCACACTCAGAGGGGGAAACAAAGTTCGGGTGGTTAGCCATGGATAAACAGAATGGTCACCTTACGTACCTCATGTATGACTCCGAAGACAAGGAACACTTTTGTTACGACAAGATTTCCTACGACATAGAGGAGCACATAGAACGTGTAAAAAAGTTAGTGGAGCAACCTACACCTCCCAACGTCTGCTACCAGCCTATCGCAGATGGAAAGGGTGGGAACCAGAAACTCGACGTAGGGTGCTCATACTGCTCATACAAAGGAACCTGTTGGCCCTCTCTAAGAGCCTTCAAGTATTCTTCAGGTCCACGTTATTTAGTAGAGGTACACAATGAGCCGAAGGTCGAAGAGATCAGCCTCAAGCAATTTTAGATCAGAGTTTGAGAACACAGTCAACACACAACTAAACCACGAAGGATTTACTTATGAAACAGAGAAAGTACAGTATAACATTCCTAGGGTATACACTCCAGATTTCGTCCACGCTTCGGGAGTCTTGGTGGAGTGCAAAGGCTTCTTTAGGGAAGGAGACACGCAGAAATACAAAAGTATTGTCAACTGCTTACCAGACCACCGTGAGTTAGTCTTCGTACTAATGAAACCTAATCAGAAAGTCAGGAAGGGTACTAAGCTTACAATGGCTCAGTGGTGTGAGAAACACGGAATCAAGTGGTACTCACTGGATACCCTAGAGGAGCTAGTCAGCTATGTTAACTCTTGAAGAAACTAAGGAACGCATCTTGAAAACTTATGACCCCGATGATCTACTAGAGGCACTACAGATAAACTCAGAGGAAATACTAGAACGCTTTGAAGATAAACTAATCAATCGACTAGAGAAGTTCTGGGAAACTGTAGTAGAAGAGGAGGAATACGAATGACAACTAAGAGTAAACGTAACTTACCATTCAACGATGAGCCTGAGTATACCTTCGGCAAGTCAATCGATGCAGCATCACCTAAAGAGTGGGACACAGTAGCAGCTAAGTTGTACCACCCATCAGATGCTGTCCCTGCTGGGTTTAAACCTGACGAGTACACCATCAGCGAAGGGGGTGTCAAGACTTGGACTAAGGAGTCCTGTCCTGTAGAGAATCCAGATCACTACAACACAGGAGCTATTGAGGCCATTGAAGCTATCAGGGCATCCATGCCTTCTGAGCAGTTCTTTGGATACCTCAAGGGTAACGTAATGAAGTACCTCTGGCGCTACGACTACAAAGAGAAGCCTGTAGAGGATCTACGTAAGGCTGACTGGTACTTAAATAGATTGATTGACGCACTGATAGAGGATGGACAATGAACAAGTATGAGAAGGAACAAGCAATATACTACACGGTACTCATCGTACTGCTGGTGTTCAACGTAACGTGGTTAATGGCAGAGTTCTTATGAAGGTAGTCCAAGGTGAGTTCGGTAAAACCAAAGAGGCCGTCAAGGCATCAGACTTGTTTCAGTCTCTGGCTGACGCAACAGACGAGATGGAAGAGGGAGGCATAGACGTTAAGACAGCTATCGTTGTATTCAGTGACGACAAGGTGATGCAGGTTATCAGTAACGACGGCTATCCAGATTCAGCACACATGCTGTTAACGATGGGAGCACACTCAATTATGTTAGAGACTTTAGGGTACGGAGGAGAAGAATAGATGGACGCATATCAACAGTACATACACAAGTCACGGTACGCACGTTACATACCAGAGAAGCAACGCCGTGAGACTTGGGAAGAAACAGTGGGTAGGTACGTAGACTACTGGGGTGACAAGCTACCAGAGGCTGACGCTAAGGAGGCGCGTAAAGCTATTGAGAACCTTGAGGTGATGCCTTCGATGAGGGCGTTGATGACAGCAGGTGACGCGCTTGATCGTGACAACGTTGCAGGATTCAACTGTAGCTACATGCCTATCGATCACCCCAAAGCATTTGATGAGATGATGTATGTTCTCATGTGTGGCACCGGAGCAGGCTTCTCAGTAGAACGTCAGTACATACAGAAGTTACCAGAGGTAGCAGAGGACTTCCATGAAACCGACAGTATCATACACGTATCAGATTCAAAGATCGGCTGGGCCAAAGCGTACCGAGAACTCATCGCTATGCTCTATAGTGGTCAAGTTCCAAAGTGGGACGTTTCTGGAGTACGGCCTTCGGGTGCACCCCTCAAGACATTCGGAGGTAGAGCTTCTGGGCCAGAGCCTCTTGAAGATTTGTTCCGGTTCACCGTTGACATCTTTAGGGCCGCTGCTGGACGCAAGCTCAGTAGTGTCGAATGCCACGATGTATGCTGTAAGATTGCACAGATCGTTGTCGTGGGCGGGGTCAGACGAAGTGCCCTTATCGGTCTCAGTAACCTTACAGACGACAGGATCAGACGAGCCAAGTCAGGACAGTGGTGGATAGATAATCCCCAGCGTGGACTAGCAAACAACTCAGCGTGTTATACAGAGAAGCCCGACTTCGAGGCGTTCCTAAACGAGTGGACAAGTTTATATGAGTCAAGGTCAGGTGAACGAGGTATGTTCTCTAGAGTCGCAAGTCAAAAGCAAGCTGCAAAGAACGAGCGA